GCTTATACTTTTATTAAAGGTCAATATGTTCCAATTATAATGGATAACATTTCAAACGAATCACAACTAACAATTGGAGAAAGAAAGTACTACATTCAAAATTATGACTTTACAATGTTAGGATATCTAATTGATGAAGATGAGTTTGAAGTGAAACCTGCAATTGCAAGAGTTACTCAATTGATGGAGATTGATACATCAACAAGAAAACAAAAAAGAAAAAAATATCCTGAAAATCCAGATGAAGTTGGTATGAACTTTTTATATGTTAGTGGTAATACAACATTGAGTGATGTTATGAATTATACTGCAAATATGAATTTATTATCATCAAATAATATTGACACTTATGATGTTTATATTAATAATGATTACTACGGTACTGACTTACAAAATATTCAGATAACAACTAATGATATTCTAAGGATTGAAGTTACTAAAAATGATAATACTCAAGAAGCAAATATCTTATTTGAAAATAAGTTAGTTTAGTCTTCTCCGTATATATCTTTCTTCTCCTTACATTTTTCAATGATTAAATTTTCCAAAAATTTATAAATCTTTATTCCTCTCTTATCACAGTACTTTTTTAGTATCTCGTGTGATTCAGGGGATATTTTAATATTCTTTATTTCCTTCTTTATTTTCATAGGTAGAAAAAAGGTAGAATTTATTCCTACCGTTTATAAATAGATATCCAAAAGTAAAGTTTTTTCATCTTATAATGAATATTTATCTATAAAATAAATCTGCATTAGAATAAAAATTAAATAATGGCAACAGCACAAGCAAATCAAAAAGTATACGTATCACCAGGTGTCTACACATCTGAGACAGACTTATCGTTCGTGGCTCAGAGCGTAGGTGTTACGACATTAGGTCTTGTAGGGGAAACTATTAAGGGTCCTGCATTTGAACCTGTGTTCATTACAAACTACGACGAGTTCCAAGCTTACTTCGGTGGGGCAGAACCTGTTAAGTTTTATAACACACAAATTCCTAAGTACGAAGCGGCATATATTGCTAAATCTTACTTACAACAATCGAACCAATTATTTGTAACAAGAGTCTTGGGACTTTCAGGTTATGATGCGGGTCCTTCTTGGAGTCTTAAATTAATTGCAAACCCTGACCCAACTACGATTGGATTAGGAAGTAGTAGTGGTACTCCTTGGACTGCCAACTTTTCTGGAACAACAGGGGGAACTGTTACATTTCTAAATTCTCTTCCCGCTCAAGTACAATCAAATTTAAATGTGCAATATAGAATGGCGGACGGAAGTACGTCAACATTACAAACAGATTTTAATACTTATTTGAGTGACATTTTTGTAAATGGTACTTCAGGGTCAACTGCGGTAATTTATGGAGCAATTGACTCAACAGATTATAATTCATTAACAGGCTCAACATATACAGGTATTACCAACGCTTATGTTTGTGATTCTCCAAGTTTAGATTACAATGATTTATCTGCAGGTGACAACGATACTTGGTATTATGCTAACTTTGATATTAGTAGTGGAAATGCATACACTGGATACTCATTCTATTATAGATATAATGCTGTAACAGGTACATCAACAACATATAGTGGTACTGTTTCAGGTAAGATTTACTCATATACAGGAACAGCATATTCAGAGGTCAATAACATGGTTGTTGCTACTTTACGTTCAAGAGGTATCTCTTTATACGATAATAGTGCCGATAGTGAAAATCACGGGCCAGTCTATCAAGTAACAGGTCTTACTGATTTAAAAATTGTAAGCACTGGTCAATACTCAGGTATTACTCAATCACCTTATGCAACATTCTTATTATCAGGTATTACTAAGGCGGATGCTAATTCAGGAGAAAGAACTACATTCTCATTTGAGACTTCATTAATGGCTTCTTCTTCAAAATATCTTACTAAGGTATTAGGTGTTGACAACTTTGGAAAATCAAGATTTGAAGTTCCTGTGTTTGTTGAGGAAGCTTATCAAGGTACTATTAATTATGCGTACAACCAAGGTTATATCCGTGGTTTAAGTTCAGAGTTAATTGCATTACCTGATGCTAGAAGTCAAAGTCCTAGTTCAATTGCTTGGAACTTAGAACAGTATCAATCACCTGAAACTCCATTCTTAGTTTCTGAATTAAGAGGTAATAAAGTTTATAACTTGTTCAAATTTATTTCAATCTCTGACGGAGATTCTGCAAACGTTGAACTTAAAGTTTCAATAGCTAACTTATCATTCAACAATATGTCGTTTGATGTTTTAGTTAGAAACTTCTTTGATACGGATGCTAATCCAGTTGTGATTGAGAAATTTACAAACTGTAACATGGACCCAGCATCTAACAACTTTGTTGCTAAGAAAATTGGTTCATCTAATGGTGAGTTTGCTTTAATTTCAAAATATATTATGATTGAATTGGCGGATGAAGCTCCGATTGATGCAATTCCTTGTGGATTCTACGGTTATACTCAAAGAGAGTATGAATCCGCTTCTAATCCTTCACCATATCCTAAGTTCAAAACTAAATATTATTATCCAGGTGAGGTTATTTATAATCCTCCATTTGGAACTGCTGCTGGTACATCAAATGCTGTAGAATCAGCGGGTGATATTGTTAGAAGAAGTTATTTAGGATTCTCAACTCAATTTGGAATTGATGAGTCATTCTTAACATATAAAGGAAAACAAAATCCTATAGTTGGTTGGGAAACAGCTACTGATTCAGGTAAATGGAATTACTTAAGTAAAGGTTTCCACATGGACTCAGGTGCAACTGTTGTTACAATTGCTAACGCATCAATAACAAGTGGTCAAACAGCATTTGAATGTGGTGTTGCAGATTTCAGAAGTGACCCACAAACTCAAGAAAATCCTTATTACTTCATCTACGCTAGAAAGTACACAGTATGTTTTGCAGGTGGATTTGACGGATGGGATATCTACAGAGAGTGGAGAACTAACCAAGATAGATTCCAATTGGGAGCTTCAGGTTATTTAGCGGGAGCTTATCCATCATCAAGATACCCAACTGCAACAGGTGACGGTATGTTCAAGAGAATCGTTGTACAAAACAATACTCAAGATTTTGCTAACTCTGACTACTACGCTTACTTATTAGGTATCTTATCATTTGGTAATCCTGAAGCAACAAACATTAATGTGTTCGCAACTTCAAGTATTGACTATGTTAACAACTCTAATTTAGTAGAAGAAGCTATAGACATGGTTCAATATTCAAGAGCTGATTCAGTTTATATCGCAACAACTCCTGATTATCAAATGTTTACACCAGATGCAACGAGTTCTTTAGATATCATATACTCACAAGAGGCGGTTGATAATTTAGATAACACGGGTATTGACTCTAACTATACTGCAACTTATTATCCTTGGATATTAACAAGAGATACAGTTAACAATACACAAATCTATTTACCACCAACAGGTGAGGTTTGTAGAAATTTAGCATTGACAGATAACATTGCATTCCCTTGGTTCGCTTCGGCGGGTTACACAAGAGGTCTTGTAAACTCAATCAAAGCTAGACAAAAACTAACTCAACAAGATAGAGATACATTGTATCAAGGTAGAATCAATCCAATCGCTACTTTCTCTGATGTAGGAACTGTAATTTGGGGTAACAAAACTTTACAAGTTGCTGACACAGCACTTAACAGATTAAATGTTAGAAGATTGTTATTACAAGCTCGTAAATTAATTTCAGCAGTAGCGGTTAGATTATTGTTTGAACAAAACGACCAAATCGTTAGACAACAATTCTTAGATAGTGTTAACCCTATTTTAGATTCAATCAGAAGAGACAGAGGTTTATACGATTTCCGTGTAACAGTTTCTTCTTCACCTGAAGATTTAGATAGAAATACATTAACAGGTAAGATATACTTGAAACCAACGAAAGCGTTAGAATTCATTGACATTGAGTTCTTCATCACTCCAACAGGAGCTTCGTTTGAGAATATCTAAAATAATATAGTGGGGGTACGAATGTACCCCCTTTATCAAATATGAAACAACAAATTAAAGAAGGATTTGAAAATGAAGGTACTCCAGATATGAAGTACTATGCGTTTGACTGGGATGACAACATTGTTCATATGCCAACAAAGATTATGTTAAAATCTGAAGATGGTGATGAAGTAGGAATGAGTACTGACGACTTTGCTGAATATAGAAGTGAAATTGGAAAAACACCATTTGAATATAAAGGTGATACAATTGTTGGTTTTTCGGAAGACCCATTTAGAAATTTTAAAACCGAAGGTGATAAAGACTTTTTAGTTGATGCTATGAGAGCAAAATTAGGTCCCGCATTTAATGATTTTAGGGAAGCTATTAACAATGGTTCAATTTTTTCTATAATTACTGCGAGGGGTCACAATCCTAACACGTTAAAACAAGCCGTTTACAATTACATTATAGATGGATTTAATGGAATAGACAAAGACCAATTAGTTAAGAATCTAAAAAAATACAGAACATTTGTTGATGAAGATGATATGACTGATGATGAATTAATCAAGTCATACTTAGAGATGAATAAGTACCACCCTGTTTCTTTTGGGGACGAGGGAGGAGCGGTCAATCCAGAGGAGGCAAAGGTAGATGCGATGGAAGATTTTGTTTCTTATATTAAAGGAATGGCTGGAGTATTAAATAAGAAAGCATTTTTAAAGAATGATGTATCTAATAATTTTATTCCTAAGCAACCTAGTATTGGATTTTCAGATGATGATATTAAGAATGTAGAAGTAATGAGTAAACATTTTAAAAATAAACCAGATAATATAGTTAAAACTTATTCTACTGCAGGAGGAATTAAGCAAGAATATAAGTAATTAATAATTCTTTCAAAATTAAAGTAAATAGAAAAATTTTTAAGAGTTACTATATTTATTAGATATAAACACAGAAAACAAAAAAATTAAAATAACATGGCTGATTTATTAATGAAAATGCCGATACCTTACGAACCGAAACGTCAGAACCGTTTCATCTTAAGGTTTCCATCAAGTTTAGGTATTAACGAGTGGTTTGTGGAAACAGCGTCAAGACCACAGATAGCTATTAATCCAGTAGAGGTACAGTTTTTAAATACTTCAACATTCGTTGCAGGTAGATTCAAATGGAATCCAATCAACGTACAATTTAGAGACCCAATCGGTCCATCGGCAGCTCAATCATTAATGGAGTGGGTTCGTTTACACGCTGAATCAGTTACAGGTCGTATGGGTTATGCTGCAGGTTATAAGAAAGATATTGACTTGGAAATGTTAGACCCAACTGGAGTTGTTGTCGAAAAAT